AACTCTGTTGCGGCTTTCCATTTTGCTTCATTTACACCCCAAGTCACCACTTCTTGGATGTATTGTTTTGTAACTTTCTTTTTCTTTTCTGGTGGTCTTGTTTGTCGAGCAGGTTTTACTTCCAAGATCATCACACGTATTGTATCATCTTTTTGCTTAACTTTCACGTAAAAATCTGGAAAATAACGGTGAACACGGTTGTCTACCGGAGAACGATACGGTATTACCAATTCTTCTGAACCCCATTCAATAATTGAATCATTATTGTCGAGCCAAGTCATAACTCTACATTCCCATGTAGAACGGTACACAATATTTGTAAAATCACCACGATATTTTTGTGGGTTTTTTGGTGAAAACTTGCCTGAATATGCCATATAAATAGTTATATTACCTTCTCTAATAACAAAAACACATGCCAATATCTATCCCGACCTCAGTTGCTGGTATTTCCATTCCTGGTGCAGTGAATGGTCCACTCAATTTATTGTATGGAAACAAATTCGATTTAGCGAGTTTTAGATTTCCACGTGATGTTGGTTCAAACCCAACCCGACAGCATGTAATTTTGTTTACAATTAAAGAACCAGATCCAAATCAAACACCTCAGTTGGGAACATCCGTGGGGAATATAGTTACCGCCATACCAGGTGCAACATCAGCAGTGATTGGGAGCTTTGTTAGTGGTGTAACCGATGCGCTTAGTGGTGATACAAGTTTCAGAAAATTCACCGAATCGGGAGTAAACGAAGATGTGAAAACGATTGCAAATGAAACCGAATCTTTAACTAGATTGAAATTGGCTCGTAGAACTAATTGTTCCATTGCACTATATGTTCCAGACAATGTTAGAGTGAGTTATGGCGCTGATTATAATAATGCCGACTTAACAGATGCACTTGGTAAGAATTATTTTTTAGCGCAAGGTGCGGTTTCAATATTTAATACACTCAAAGGCTCAGACTCTCTCGTAAATGCAGTTAATAAAGCGGGTAATGATCCATTCGTTCGTCTTGGTATCGCAAAAGGCCTTGACAAGGCGTTTGGTACAAACTTAGGTGAATTTGCATTACAATCTGCTGGTTTCGCAGTCAACCCACAGGTTCAAGTATTGTTTCAGGGAGTAGATTTTAGACAGTTTTCGTTCGATTTTGTGTTGACACCATATTCACAAGAAGAAGCAGACACAATTAAAGAAATTATTAAAAGATTTAAATATGCTGCCGCACCTGAAATGGGAACTAATGGTGTGTTTAATAAAGGCCTGTTTATGAAAATACCAGATACCTTTGAAATTAAATTTTTATATAAAGGTGCAGAAAATTTGAACGTAAATAAAATTGGTGAATGTGTGTTACAAGACATAGATGTTGACTATAGCGGGTCAGGTACATGGGCAACACATAATGATGGAAGTCCAGTTCAAATAAAATTATCATTGCGTTTTAAAGAAACAATTATTATCGACAAGAACAGAATCACCGAGGGTTATTGATGTTTTACTTCAACACATTACCGAAATTATTAACACCGGATCAAAATGGCAATTACATTTTGATGACAAATATATTGACACGTGCAAAATTAATTGAGGAATTGCAAAACAATCCAATGTTGTTTTACACATACAACATACAAGAGGGTGATACACCAGAAATTATTTCCGAGAAATATTATGGTGATCCATACAAATATTGGATTGTATTATATTCAAATCAAATCATGGATCCAATTTGGAATTGGCCATTGAATTATGAACAGTTTTTAAGTTACATTAATTCCAAATATGCAACTGAAGCAGAAGATGCAGATAAAACACCTTATGAATACACAAATACTACCATACATGCATATCAAAAAGTCATCACTACAACTGACAGTTTTTCCGAATCATCAACAGAAAAAATAATTCCTCTCGATGAAGATGCATACAATTCATTTGTGGAAACAAATAATACGTATACATTACCTAGTGGTTTGACATGTTCGGTACGTGCTACAAAAAGAAGTGTCACTCTGTATGACTATGAATTTGATTTGAATGAAGCAAAACGTGAAATTAAAATTATGAATAATAATTATGTGAATCAGATGGAAGAACAACTTAAAACGGTGATGGGTTCATAATGGCAGTTCCAATTCCAGAAATTGAAATTACAGCATCAAAGGTGGCAATACCGGCCGATAAAACTGTAGATCAAAAAATTAAAGTTCCAGTTACAAGTGGATTGTTAACTGCGGATGATTTTTACTTAGAAAAAATTAATATACTTACGCCAAAAAATGTAATAAACATTAAGAGTCTTTTTATTGAACTTTCATACTATGAAGACATTTTTCGTGGAACAGTTTCTGGACACGTATTAATAAATGACTCTATTAGTATGATTGATAGACTTGGTTTGAGTGGTAATGATTATCTCGAATTGAATTTTAAAAAATCAAAAGTGGCTGATGTGCAAGGAATAAGTAAATATTTTAGAATTTATCGTGTTGGTGAAAGAGTGTTGAATAATGCTGAAACCGAGAATTATTCGTTACATTTTTGTTCAGAAGAATTATTTTTATCGGAACAAACAAAAGTTAGTAAAGCATATGGTGGAAAAACAATTGAGTATATGGTTACGGATATTTTAAAAAACCATATGCAAATTGATGAAAAATATTTGATAACTGAACAAACAGAAGGTCAATATGATTTTGTGATACCGTATAAAAAACCATTTGATGCCATCAATTGGTTATCTAGCTATGCAATACCAACAAAGGCAAACTCTATTAAGGGTGCCGATTTCGTATTCTTTGAAAATTCAGAAGGTTTCAACTTCCGTTCACTTCAATCTTTATTTAATTCGAGAACTTATCAAGATTACATTTATAGTCAACGTAGAGATAGTGCAAATGCAATTGGTAGAGATTTATTTACAATTAAATCTTATACTTTCTTAGATACATTTGATACTCTCTATGGTACAGTTTCTGGTGCTTTTTCTAATAGATTGATAACAATTGATCCATTAACAAGAAGATACATTGATACAAAATTTGATTATATTAATGATTACCAAAATAAGTTGAATGATAAAAAGAAAAAATCATTAATTAATAATACACAAAACCGTCTCGGTAAAACTGCAAATCAAAATTATGATGCTGTACTCAAAGTTATGATATCAAACAAAGACCAAAAAAAGGCAGAAGGTATAGCAGATAATCCATATACTGTTGCAAATGATATTAGAGCAGAAAAATACGTTCCATACAGAACAGCACAACTTGCACTTTCACATTATGTAAGGCTTAAGTTAACAATTGCTGGTGATCCAAATTTAACCGTTGGTACAACTATAAACGTATATTTACCATCAAGCGCAAGCAATGCAGACGGGTCTGGTTTAAATGAGGGTAAAATAGATGAGCAATATTCTGGTAAATATCTTATTACTGCCGTTAGACACATTATAAGTTCAAAGATGAGTTATGAAACTGTACTTGAAGTTGTTAGAGATGGATATGGTAATTCATTAGCAGATTTTAAAGACACTAAAAAGTTAGCCGATACAGTCAAGGGGCAAAGATGAGTGATTTTCAAAATAAATTAGGGCATGATAATTTTATTTGGTGGATTGGTGTTGTTGAAGACCGTATCGATCCATTAAATTTAGGCCGATGTAAAGTTAGAATTTTTGGTTCTCATACGGAAAACTTACAGTTAATTCCGACAAGTTCTCTCCCTTGGGCTACACCACTTTATCCACTAAATGACTCAAGATCATTTTCTGCACCACTAGAAGGTGATTATGTTTTTGGTTTCTTCTTAGATGGTGATTCATCACAAGCGCCAGCAATGCTTGGTGTATTTCCTGCTATTCCACAATCAGTTGATGCACCAGAAGGTGTTGGATTTTCTGCAAATGCAAAATTAACAAACTCAACACTTACAGCAAATGATACGGCAACACCAATTGTTTCAACTCAGACTCCATCAATGGCAATAGTTAGAAAAGGTGAACCAACTACACCGAAACTATCATATTCAACTAAAGGTACAGGTATTGAGTTTTCAAACAATAATCGAGCGCACGTGTGTGATATAGCAAACATCATAAGATATGAAATTGCTATACAAAAACTTGAAGCATATGGTGTATTTACTGCTTTACGTGATGGAATCGAAGCGTTAACTGCTGGTGTTGCAGGTTCACCGATTGTATCACAGATTACATTAGCCATAAAAACACTCCGTGGTTATGTTAAAATGATACAAAAGGCAGTTGATTTTGTGAATACTACAATATTAGAAATTCAGTCTTTCATAAAATATATACAAGCAATGATTGCATACATAGTGAGTCTCCCCGCACAAATCGCCGCTATGTTACAACAATGTTTATTAGAACTTCAAGCCGCTTTGACAGGTGCATTAAATATATCTGCTTCAGGTGGTTTACTCGGACAAGTACAAGGACTAATCGGTGATGTAGCAAAACTATCTTCATCAGCTTCTGCAACAGCCGCAAATGCAACAACAACAGCGGCATTATTGAATCCTAAATCATATGGTAAAGCATAATTATGGCAACTAAACCCAAAGACTATTCGTGGACGGAACCAGCATCAGACTGGAATGCAATGCCGTCACTTAATAATGTAAAACAGACTGAATCTGGTCATTTTATGGAGATGGATGACACTCCTGGTGCCGAGAGAATTCGTCTGCAACATAGAACTGGTACATTTACCGAAATACAGGCAAATGGTCAACAAATCGTTAAAGTTCTCGGTGACAAATACGAAATCATTGTAGCAAATAACAATGTTTTAATCTCTGGTGTTTGCAACATCACAGTCGAAGGTGACTCAGTTATGCATGTCAAAGGTGATGCATATGCAAAAATTGACGGAAATTCCTATCAGAGAGTATCCAAGAAAACCTCGATACAGTCAAAAGACAATCTTGAAATTTCTACGGACGGAGATATTGATCTCCTTGCTATGGGCTCGACAGGTACAATCAATCTCACAGCCACGGAAGCAGTCAACATACATAGTGATGTAAACGTAAGTGGTTCACTCAATTCACGACAGTCTATCTCAGCAGTTCAAAACGTATCTGCCGGTATGAAACTTGGTTCACTTCTTGGTGTTGACACAACAGGACCAATCACCTCAGCAGTTTCCGTTTTTGCACCTATGGTATCAGATATTGGTAACTCTATGATGGGTATGCGTCTGGTGTATGATTTCCACAAACATCCAACGACCAAAGGTCCAACTGGTATTCCTTTCACTTTAATGTAATATTATGAGCAGTGTATATTCAACCCTAAATTTTAATTTTGATACCTCCAAGTTCGGAGATGCACTTTATCTGAGTCCTCAGGCTGAGGCATATTTAAATGCATCACCACTGGTTATACCAGAGTGGCAGAAAAACGATATGGCCAATGGCAATATCGACATGACAAATTATTATGTAAATCCGACAGCGGTGCCTTGTAATAATTTGAGTTCAAATGCAAACACAATGCTTGCTTTTACACCTTTCACGGATACTGCAAATCTGTTTCTATATGCATCTGTTGGTGCAAACAATCTTATAGCAAATCTGAATAATTTGATAGTTGAAGTTAATGAATTTAAATTACATACAGACAACGTTTCTGGTGTATATACAATGACATCAAATACTGATATTATTCCATCTTTGGACCATGCAACTTCCATTGGAAATCAACTTTTACGCATATTAAGCACAACCGATGGTGTGTCAAATACTGTACCTTTGCTCGGTAACATGACAAGTTTGTTTATTGCAAATGACATTATTAGCTACACAACGACAAT